CCTCAAATGCGGGCAAATCTGGTGGAGAATTCTTTACGCCCCAGGAAGTTTCGGAGCTGTTGACGCAGATTGCATTGGCAGGCAAGACCGAAGTCAACAAGGTATACGATATAATCATGCAGAGTTTGATACAATTTAATTTTCCCTTTGACATTCTCCCTCTTGCAGGGTAAGTTGGGGTTATGCAGGGTAAGTGTTGAAACCGGTGATCGCCGGTTATTATTTTACCAGTCTGCGCAACTTGAAGTTGCTTGAAGCAAATTCAGGTTTGTGACAACACGATAATAATCCCCTAAAATGAAAATTGAAAGTGAGGTGTGTGTCATGCCATTCGGTGACAGATTAAAGAAACGCAGAGAAGAAAAAGGTCTTACGCAGGATGATATTGCTGGTTTTTTCGGGGAGGATTTTACCAGACAAGCCGTGTCCAAATGGGAACGTGGTGAAGCATTCCCGGAAACGGATAAGTTGTTAAGGCTTGCGGTTAAGCTTGACATTTCTCTCGATGAGCTTCTTGCAGACGAACTCGTATATTACAGAAAAGGTAAAGATGCAGGAACAATTGAGAGTTCTTATCCGGGATTAGTCGCCGGGTTAAAAACACTGGCAGACTCATTGGACCAATACAAGTAAAATACTGACGGAAGGAGAATTTTCATGGGAGTAAAGAACGCAGAGCTTATTGCATGTAGCAGAACTACCCGGATAGAAAATCACAAAGGGCTGAGTGATGCTATAATTATCGAAATAGTACACAGCATTAAGGAAATCATCATCGAGCTTATAGACCGAAAATATCAGCCGATAGCTTAGCACGATGGAAGGTAAGGTGAAAAAATGACTGAGCGATTAACCAAGAAACAAATAGCCGATTATGAGCAGCTTTGCAGCGATAGGAATCATGGACGCCTCCTTACTCCGGACGGGCTGCGTTTTATATGTGAGGCGCATTACTATGATGCTAAGGCCATCGGCAAACACTTCCTTGAGCTGCTGTCGAATGTGTGTCCACCGGAGGTGACGCGTGATGATTGAAGATATAACAAACCGGTCTCTCGATGATATTCGGGCGGCCTACAAGAAGTATTTGAATGAGCAGGGTCTATCGAGAAACACAATAATGACGTCCTCGACCGACGCTTTCTATATCTGGCGGAAGCAGAGTGCAGATTCATTTTGGAAGATAGTCTTTTCGGACAGCTTTGAAACCCTTGGAAAAGAGACCATTCTTGGACTATTGCGTCAACAGTCCAGCGGAAATGCGGAGTCAAATGTCAATGGCTATATGGCGCATTTGAGAAGATTCCGACGTTTCATTCAGAGCGAGGCCGTTCTTGAGATACCTGAGACCGTTTCTCTTGCTGTAGTACCTACGGAAAGCACACCAGTAAAAATGACACAGATGATTCCCGCTCCGTCGGTTGATCAGGTTGAATATTACCTTGCACAATGGGATGCACTTGAGGATTACCATCTTCAGGAGGACGCTCTCGACCGGCTGTTTTTCACACTCTGTCCGGAAAACAACAATATTTCTGATATTCTGCTCAAGGTATCCGTTCTCAACGATTTTTACAGCACTAACATCTTTAAAGTTTTCCCCGTGGCGAAGCATATCCTGTCATTACATATTGATGCTCGTCTGCAAAGCGGGGACGTAACGCTGGTTAACGATATAAAGGAAGTCAAAATAAGCGGTAAAACATTGAATTTTTACTCCTTTGCCACAAAGTATTGCAGCCACCACAGACCATTGGACTACCCAATTTATGATAGCTATGTAGATGAGGTGCTGCGCTATTATCGAAAGAAAGACGGCTTTGCGGCATTTAGAAATGAAGAGTTGAAGAACTATACTCGCTTCAAATCAATACTGGTGGAATTCCGACGCTTTTATCATCTTGACAAATACAACCTGAAAGAGCTTGATAAGTACCTTTGGCAGCTTGGCAAGGCGTACTTTAATAAATATGAATAACAGCTATATGCGGCCCAAAGCAGGCTAGCAATAATACATAAAGGGAGTTGTGCAAGTCAAATGTTCGAATAATGCTTTAATAATGATGTTATTATTTAAGGTGGTAGGGAGATATATGAATAGATTCAAAATCACAGATAATGAAGATTGCCCATGTGGAAGCGGCAAGACTTATAAGGAATGTTGTAAAGGGAAAGAAGGAATAGTCGAGCCTTCTAAAAAGCCTCCTGAAGTTTTAATTATGGAAAGAATGCGTAAAGCAATGAAGGAATGCTGTATGCATCCAGACAAGGCAAATTGCAAAGGAAAAATAAAAGCTGCGCACGCATTACAGAACAATAAAATAATCTCTCTGTTGGCAGGAGATGATCGGCATGTTTATATGATGAATCCAAAAAAGCAGCCTTTACTTATACCATTAGAAAACGGTGAGGTTGTTCCGATAGTTGAATTAAGCCGAACAAGCGCCAACGATGCAACTACAGAAACATGTTTCTGCGATGTTCACGATAACATTGCATTTTCTCTCATAGAAAAAGGTGCACCAGATTTTGATGAAACCCGAGAAGACATGAAGTTTGTGTATGCATATAAGGCATTCATTTTTGAATACTATAAGCAATGGGTATCAATGGATATTTTCCGGCATAACTTTAAAAATAATCCAGCCGCGTTTATGGCTCCTGATATGGTCGCAATGTATAGAATGCAACAAATGAAGGTGCAAGAGTTCGAACCGGTAAAACAACATTTTGATACGCAAATATTAGCGGGAACGTATACTGGTATTGTTACTTGCGCCGTAATAATCCCATTTCAAATCAAATTTGCTGATTATGCATATATTGCACCTGATTTTGATATGAACGGCAAAAGAATAAAGCACACAAAGAAGTCTATAATGCATAGGATTGCCGTTACAGTTTTTCCAGAAAAAACGCAATCGTGGTTGTTATTGAGTTGCCTTGAAGCAGAAAAAGACATATACTCCAGCCTATTTGAACAGATTAAAAATGCTTCAATTGAAAAACTCAAGTTTTATATTAATATGGTTTTGCCATTATACTCTGAGAACATGGTTTTAAGTCCCGCTTTGTGGAACGCATGGAACAGCGAAATTCAAATGGCATATACCTATTATGCTAATTTGAATGGCCCTGATGCCGTAAAAATGGGGATGACTGTAGGAATGGGATTATCAAACATGGCAAAAGATAAATCTGGAAAATCCTACGATCAACAGCCAAAGCTGAATCTGTTTTTATAAGGAAAAATGTCTCATCGCTGGCATATAACCAGCAGTGAGACATTCGTGCGTCTTAACCGATTCGCCTTATATCCTGAATCCGGTTATGCATGTATTCGACCGATTTCTTGATATCCGCAAATGCGATTTTCATCATGCATTTGTCTTTGAGCAGACCCAGATACAAAAACTTATCATCAGCTTTAATGCTCAGCATTTTGGTGCTGATTTCAAATCTCGTTTCCATGAGATCATCTCCTTCTATAATAGGCCTTGTTTTTTTCGCGAGGTCGAAGGAAGGATGAAATACAAAAAGGCTCCCTCATCACTGAGAAAATCCAGTGATGAAGGAGCTTTTCTGTATCGTGTATTATTCAGGCTTTTATTTCAGTCCCGTCCTTAAAGGTGACCCGCACATCGCCCTTGCTGTAGACCGTGACGAAATCCACGAGGCTGACCCAGAGCATCGGGTCGAACTCTGTGACCATGCCGTCCAGCGCCTGCAGTTCCTTTAGGAAGTCCTCGATTGTCGCTTGCCGGGTGGCCTTGTCGCTTATGGCGGTGGTCACTTCCTCAAGGCGGACCTTTGCTTTTCCGAAACGCTCTGTCAGACCGTCGTAGCGTTTCTGGTATTTGGTCTGGTCAAGTGCAACGCGGGCGTTTTCGTAGATGCTCTGCTGCATCATTTCGGAAACGACCACCATTTCCTGTTCCAGTGCCGTTTTCTCAGCATCAAGGTCACTGGTGTCAAAAACGGTCGATTTAATGTCGTCGAACGCTCTGATCAGCCGGTCCTTCTCCGGCAAGAGTTTGTTGACCGCTGAAACAAAGAATGCTTTGATCTCCTCGTCGGAGAGGTGCGGCGTGGAGCAGCGCTCGTCGTTATCGAACTTGTGATTGCATTGCCAGATGACCTGTCGGTATTTATCTGTGGAGTGCCAAACCTTTGAGCCGTACCAGCTTCCGCACTGGCCGCACTTGATTTTCCCGGAGAATAGGTGGACTCCGCTGTGCCGGTTTCGCCCCTTGCTGCGCCGCTCAAGCTCTCGCTGGACCGCCTCAAAAACAGCAGGCGCAATGATGGCCTCGTGATTCCCTTCCACATAATACTGCGGGATTTCGCCGCCGTTCCGCTTTTTCTTTTTCGTAAGGAAGTCCACGGTATAGCTTTTCTGCAGAAGGGCGTCGCCCTTGTACTTCTCATTTTCAAGCATGTGGCGGACGGTTCCGGCGTTCCACTTTTCCTTGTGGCCCGGCGACGGGATGCCGTCAGTGGTGAGCTGTGAGGCAATACCGAAGGGCGTCATGCCCTGCAGAAACATACTGAAGATGCGCTTTACAATGACGGCTTCGGCTTCATTCAGCACGAGGTTTCCGTCCGGGCCTCTGTCGTAGCCGAGAAAATGGCCAAACGGAACGGTGACCTTCCCATCCGCAAAACGCTTTCGTTGACCCCAGACGCAGTTCTCGGAGATGGAGCGGGATTCTTCCTGCGCGAGGGAACTCATAATGGTAATGAGCAATTCACCTTTGGAATCCAGCGTCCAAATGTTTTCCTTCTCGAAGTAGATCTCCACGCCTTTTTCCTTGAGCTGGCGGACGGTGGTCAGGCTGTCAACCGTGTTGCGAGCAAAACGGCTGACGGATTTCGTGACGATGAGGTCTATCTTGCCGTCAAGCGCGTCCGCCACCATGCTTTTGAATCCCTCACGTTTTTTGGTGTTCGTACCGGTTATACCCTCATCGGTATAAACTCCGACGAACTCCCAGTCATCGCGGCCTTTGATGTAGTTGGTGTAATAGTCAATCTGAGCTTCATAGCTGGTAAACTGCTCATCACTGTCGGTGGAAACACGGGCGTAAGCGGCTGTGCGTCGTTGTTTTTGCTCGTTCAGAGGCGTTGCTGTAAAACGTGTCAGCGTCGCCGGAATTGTGGTTACTGTTTTAGCCATTTTTTTCACCTCTTATTTGGAGCATCCTCTTGCTCGTGGTTGCCCGGCGCGCATCAGTCCAGCTGTTCTTTATGGCCTGGCATTGTTTTTCGTGTCGCTCCGCAGATCATTTGACGCCATGCCGTTTGTCCTGATACGTTTTGGAAACTTCCTGTCCGTCTCGAAAATGAAAGGTTACGGTTCCGTCAAGGATGCTGGCGTACTCAATCTGCGCGTCCATCACCGCCTCATCGAAAGCCGGGATGTCAAGCGCCTCGGCAACCAGAGTTTTCATGGTTTCATCCCGAATTGCCGTGTTGTGGTATCTATTCTTTGGCCCGGTGCAATACCAGGAGCGGGAGCGGGTGCCATCCTTGCGAACGCTGGACTGGCAGCGGTAATTTGCACCGCAGTTACCGCATTTGATGAATCCTGTGAATTCGTAGTAGGTGGACTTGTTCGGGTTGATATTCTTTCGCTTATGGCGCTCGCCCGAGAGACGTCTACGCTCCGGTGTCCACCAATCCGTCTTGGCGGTGGATTCCCATGTGGTCATAGCCTCACGCCCGTCGTAAAACCGGAAGCGCAGCGTATCCTCGGAAACCACAAGGATTTCTTCGACCTGCTCGGTAAAGGCGGCCTCGTCAAAATCAGCAAGGCCCATAACCTTGGCGGCGACATTCTGGAGCATCTTTTCCGGAATGTTCTTGGAGTCGCAGGCACCAGTGCCTTTCTGGTTTTTTGTTTGGCAGATCCAGATGTAGTAAACCTCACCGGCTGTGTTATGCTTTCCGCTCCGGCGATAATGCTTGCCACAGATACCGCAGGTGATTTTCGCAGAAAAAGCCGTCAGATGCAGGGATTTGTTGCCGAAAGGTCCCAAGTCGCGGCGACGTTTGAACTCGGCCTGCACTGCCTGAAATTCATCCATCGGGATAATGGCTTCGTGCGTGTTCTCAGCAAAATACTGTGGAAGTTCACCACGGTTCTTTTTATGGTGCTTTGCAATTGGGTCTGTAACATATTCCTTTTGGAAAAGCATGTTCCCGGTATAGGTGACGTTGGTGAGGACAACCTTGACGTTGGAATCAACCCATTCTTTTCCTTTGCGGGTGAAGATGCCTTTTTCATTGAGCGCCCGTCCAATCTCGATTCGTGATGCGCCTTTTATGTATTCACGGTACATATAACGGACGGTTTTCGCTTCCTCCGGGAGTAAGGTGAGCTTGCCGTCAACCCACTCGTAGCCGAATACCCGCATCTGTCCATTGGGGATGCCCTGCTGGAAGCGCTTGATCGTACCCCATTTGACGTTATCCGAAATGCTGCGGCTTTCCTCCTGTGCGAAGGACGCGAGCAGCGTAAGCATCAGTTCACCGTCCTCGGAGAGCGAATCGATATGCTCCTTTTCAAAGCGAACGGAAATGCTGAGCTCCTTGAGATGCCGGACCGTGTTCAGAAGGTCTACCGTATTTCTGGCAAAGCGGGAAATTGACTTCGTAAGGATGATGTCGATTTTTCCGGCTTCACAATCCTCGACCATGCGCCGGAACTCATCGCGTTTGCTGGTGCCGGTACCGCTGATGCCATCGTCCGCATAAACACCAGCATATTGCCAGTCAGCGTGCTTCTGTATCAACTCGCTGTAATAACTTATCTGGGCCGATAAGGAATGCTGCAGTCGCTCGGTTTCCATAGAAACTCTAGCGTAGGCAGCGACTTTCTTGCGCTCCGGCATTTGCGGTACAGCGGGTTCGATTTTCGTTACTGTTTTCAAGAGAAATCACTCCTTTCCAGTACATATACATCACTCTGAAAAGGGTTTATAGCAAGCTGTTTTCAGATAATAATGTGCCGAATAGTGGCTGGTATTGCTCCCGCAGTTTTGTATCAATTATGGCGTATTCCTCATCGGTCAGGAGGCCCTTTTGCCGGAGCGTTTTTGCCAGATGGATAGAAGCCTGATAATCCTTCTCAGCCTCGAACTGTTCCTCGCTCATATCGGCTCACCACCTTTGAAGCGGTCTGCAATATAGCAGGCGTGGGAGCAATACTTCCGCTCGGAGTTACCGTAGGCTGTGAAGGTTTTCCCGCAGTGAGCGCAGGTAAAGGTATAAACAGCTTTCCGGCTGACCAAATCCGGGTGAGCGTTCCACCAGTGCTGGCGGCAGTCAGCGGAGCAGAACTTTACCTTCTTCTTGCCCGGAGCCTGCTGCAGCGGCTTTCCGCAGCACAGGCAGAAGCCCTGATCTGGCGCGACGCGGGCATTGCTTTCCGCTTTTATGCCTCCAAGGTCGTGTGCGCGGCAGTAAGCCTTTACATTATCTTTTGTCAGACCGACTGCCTTGGCGATTGTCGTGTAGCCACAACCATTTTGCCGCATGGCAGTTATCCGTTGTTTCTGTTCGGTCGTCATCGCTTGTCCTCCAGTCTGAGGACCTCTGTCCTCACTGCCCAATGGAGGTCAAAGTGCCGTTTGGCCGAAAAGCTCAGAAAGTTTTTGAAAAAAAGATGCCTCTCTCCAGCAGGAACCAGAGAGAGGCGTTGAAGTTTAGATGGAATCCTTCAGATAATCGGCAAGTGCGGCAAGCAGCTTGTCCCTTTTATAGACGAAAGTATTCCGGGGCATTCCCATTTCCTTGCCGCAGTCGCGTTCGGAGCGGCCCTCCATCACAAGCTCACAGATCCGGCGACCTTCTGGATCAAGCTCGTCCAACTTATGAAGAAGCGTGTCCAGCAGTTCGCGGTCTTCCATTACGGATTGAGCGCTGGGCCTGTCATCCGGAAGATCTTCAAGCCAGCTTTTTTCGTTGCCATCCTCGTCGGTGACAGTGTAATCAAGGGAAAGCTCATCGCCGCCCTTATGAAAACGGCAGGCGCAGCAGTCCATGTCGCAGAGATAGCGTTTGCTGGCCGGACAGACACAGCGGCCGTGCTCCTGCTGCCTACGGCGATAGGCATTGATATCGCGATAGTAGTTGTCGTAGTCGACCTTGCTAACTGGCACCCACTGGTGCAGGTCCTTGAGGTAGATACGGTATTCCTTGGATTGGCTCTGATTGTCGTTGTTTTGCATTTGATTTCCTCCTGTGATTTGAATTGCGTGAGCAATCGCAGGGAGGAAATTTGTTGCTTAATGTAAAATTTACCATCACATTATTGAATTTTGAGTTAATGTGTGATAAACTGAATTAGTGTGATTTGATATGAATTATTCGAAAATCAATTTCATCAAAACACGCCGTTCTTAAGGCAATAAAAAACGCTCCTGCGATTTCTCACAGGAGCTATCCAAATGTTGATATGATTAATGTCCATTAATGATAAGGTTAATAGCGTTAATAAGGTTAAAAGTTATCTACGGAGGCAAAAACGTGAACAATACTGCATATCCGGTCCTTTGCTGCGGCACCCTCCTCATTCAGATATTAGAGTCAAAGAAATCTACCGCTACACGTCGCCAACGTACCCAAAGCGCGTCGGACGCTTTTCATGAACAGGACGTATTGCTGGGGCTTGTTCAGATAGTACAGCCAGACTATCTGAAGCCAGCAGGCGAAACATTTAAAACTTATACCACTTATTTCAAACGGTGCGCGGAGAACACGCCTTTGGATTTGCAGTTTGCAGACGAGGCTGTGGTTTCGGCGTTCTTGTCACGTTTAGAATCGGATTATGCCGGGGTGCTGAACGACATGACGAGATTCGTGAATAACTATATTGAGGTCGGGACAACAAGGCAAAAGGACATAAAACTTGCGAGACGGCTGATAGAAATGATAATGAATGACGCGGGCGATCCCACGATTCCTGACAACTATCAATTTATAGTGAGCAAAGACGGTGCCTCGGTTAAGAAGAGTGAACTTTCGACGGTATCGTCTGTTTATCTTCCTGCACTTCTTTTGAGCGTATGGAAGTTCATTGTGATGGAGCGAAAGAATAACAGCGTAGGCGCGGCAACAGTAGCCGCTTGGTCAACTCCAAATGTTCAGGGACGTTATAGTGTCCCTGAGAGTTCGCCTGCGCCCGAAGGCTTCACAGTAGATTGCGGTGAATATGTAGCACCGGCCATTACGACACCAGTTGCTGAATTTTCGGAAGAACTGGCCCCGGAAGTCACCAAAAACTTCATCATGCCAGACGTTTATACATACCTTCGCAATGCTGACGAGAAGTACAGCACTATCAAGACACTTTTGTACAACGACCAGCCGAAGCCCTTTTATAGCTTCTATGTGTGTAACGCCATCAGATATAGGGATGACGATAGCCGTGCGTCAAGGCATCCGCTAAATATGTCAATTTTGGAACAAGCTACAGTTGATAAGATTCGAAAAATCTCCAGATTTGTTATCATCAGCGGCACAGGTGGACTCGGCAAATCCATGATGATGCGCCATCTTATGCTGAATGCCATAGCAAATTTTGACGACTTGAAGCTGTTTCCTGTTTTTGTTCCGTTAAAGGATTACAGTGATACCACGCTGTTTGATTATGCTTATTCTAAGATTGGTGTTTTTGATAGCAAAATTACCGCCGACCAATTTGAACAGTTACTTGCACACGGGTCATGCCTTTTTCTGCTTGATGGGCTGGATGAAATCGCAGCCGGGCGCACGGAGAGATTCGAACGTGAATTAGAGATGTTAACCGACAAGTATTCAAAGAATATATTTATTCTTTCCTCCCGCCCATTTCAGCATTTTGTTTCGTTCGAGCGTTTCAGCCACTTCCGATTAATGCCATTTATTCCGCGGCAAGCAATGCAGCTAATAAATAGACTGGAATTTCGTCCTGATGAACCGGCTATAAAAGAGAAGTTTCAGGCAGCGTTGGAAAAGACGTTGTTTCGAACCCATCGATCATTTACCGAAAATCCTTTGTTGCTTACCATTATGCTTCTGACATTTGAGCAGTACGCCGAAGTGCCGTCTAAGATGCACATCTTCTATCGTGAGGCTTTTGAGGTGTTGGCAAAGCGACATGACGCGAGCAAAGGTGCTTACAAACGTGCCTTGAGGACAGGCCTATCTGTAGACGCCTTTGCTGATTACTTTGCCGAGTTGTGCTTCCGCTCCTATAACGATGAGAAATTTGAAATGACCGCCGAGGAGTTTGACGGATATTTCAATCAACTCAATGCGCGGGCAGTGGCAAACGACAATAAGACAACGGCGAGCGACTTCCGTGAAGACCTATGCGCTAACTTGTGCCTGCTGTATTTTGAAGGCAACAGCTATCACTTTACGCATCGGTCTTTCCAAGAATATTTTTGCGCGCTGTTTTTCTCAAAGCAGAAAGATAAATTCATCGCCAAACTCGGAGACTTCTTTGAAAAGCATCAGCGTAGGATGTACGGCGATAATACGTTTTTTATGCTCTACGATATGGTGACCGAAAAAGTAGAGGAGTACATCTTGTTACCGTTTTTGGCTTCGCTGTTCGAAAAATGCGACACGATAGATGGGTACTGGACTTTTCTTGAAGGAATGTATCCACAAATTACATATTCGTCAGACGACGAATACCGTTTTACACGCAGGGTTCTTGAGCCGAGTTCTTTTATCTTTAGTGCTATTCTTGCGATAAGTGGATTCAATAAAGGCGGCATCGTGACGAGTACTACCCTTGCTGAACTGCCTTATTATGAAGAACTCGTAATAGAGCGAATTCCGCACTTGCGGCAAGATACAATTCGTAATCGGCACGGAGAGGTGATTGACGTTGAAGAAGATGAAGATGAGGAAACGGGATACATCTGTCAATTTTCTGTGGCCGATATTCGCAAACATCAGGAAGATTTCAAAGATCTACTGGATGCACTAAATGATGACCAGTTTATCTGCAAAAAACAGTATATTGCCATCCGGAAATTCTTTGGAGAGCTTTCAGCACGACAGAAGCACGAAGATGATAACCTTCTCGATCTGCTGTAAGCAATGTATAAAACAGCTCCAACACATTCATACTAATTCATATAAAAACTAATGCAGTCATTGCTATTCGACGCTAAATATGTTATACTCGTTGATAGTCTTAGTTGCAGCAAAACAATTGGAGGATATTCAAATGTCTAACGAACCCGAGAAATGGTCAAGCCTTGAAGAGATCGCCGAGCATCTCGGTGTGAGCAAAGATACAATCCGTAACTGGATTAAGAAAGGCGTTATTCCGTACCGCCGGATTGGTAAACAATATAAATTCAAAATTTCGGAAGTGGACGCTTGGGTCGACAGTGGCAAAAGCGCTGAGATTGAATGAGCCGCCGATAGCAATTTGCGGTCAGAGAGGCGTGAAAAGGTGATAATAATATATGGATATTTCTATGCCGTACAACGGCTGCCTGACTGCCGAACAGTTCCTTTTCTACGAGATGAGGATTGTGTCGAAGCAGTATCTGGAGAACAAGTCCGTTGAAAATATAATTGAATATGTCAAGAGAGACAACCTGTTCCAGTACCCAACGGAGCGTATGATTAACCGACTTGCCCGAGCCTGCTATAAGCGGCTTACTGCGCTTGGCAACAATAAATTGGTCTATGAGGTGGCAAACGCTCCCGTCGAGGTGGCGAAGCAGATTAACCTCTATGCCATGATGCGATACAACCGCCTTATCCGCGAGTTTATGGAAGGGATTGTCGGCGAGAAGTATCGCCAGCAGGACTTCTCTTACACCAAGAAGGACATCAACATGTTCTTTTCCCGTCTGCAGGAGCAGAACGACGACGTGGCGGCTTGGAGCGACCAAACGATTATGAAATTAAAGCAGGTGTTGACCAAGTGCCTGATTGAAACGGAGATGCTCGACAGCGTGAAGGATACCACACTGAACCCCATCTTTATAAGTGCTGAATTGGAAACAGGTATCCGTGAAAACAACGACTTGACCGCGCTCGCCGCGTTCAACTGTTTTAGATAGGAGCGTGACTATGGCAGACATCAAACAAGAACTTGATAGAATTAAGGGTCGTATCTCTGATGCGAACTTCCTTGCTAACAAGGGACTTTCTAACGAGGTGGGGATTCACGTCTTCAAATACGAGCCCCAATACGAACTAATAGTCCGCGACTATATTGAGCGGCTTATAAATACGCCGTCCGATGACTACAGGGTCATCGAGCGGGATATGTATAATATACTGCTCGAAATATTGGAGGAGAAGCGTGTGCTTGGCACCGTCCCGTCTCTAGAAGAAAAGAAAGGCAAGGACTACCTCCTCGCCCAGCTTCAGAAGATAGCTACGCAGGAGGCGTTTCTCGCCAAGATGAAGTATGAGCCGCACCAACACGGCGATGTGCTGTTCCTTACGGGTGTCGGCAAAGTGTACCCCTTTATGCGGTCGCACAAAATGCTCGACAGTATGCAACAAGCATTCTCAGATGTACCAATTGTAATGTTCTATCCAGGTGAATTTAACGGGCAAAGCCTAATCCTGTTCGATAAATTCTACGACGGAAACTATTACAGAGCGTTCAATCTACTTTAACCGGAGGAAACCACTATGAAGATTCAGAGTATGTTCCAAAAGGACATCAACCGTGATATCAACGGTGTTATCAAGGTGGCACAGGACGACGAGCAAAGTCTCGTACAGGAACTTGGCGAGTATATCATCACCAAGGAACTCCGCCGCCATTTCAATACCTTCTTCGATAACTACTCGAAGGCCATCGATCACCCGACGGATAAAATCGGGGTCTGGATATCGGGCTTTTTTGGAAGTGGTAAATCCCACTTCCTTAAAATACTATCCTATCTGCTGTCCAATCAAGAGGTCGCGGGGCAACACGCCGTGGACTTCTTCAAGGGCAAGTTCGATGACCCGATGATGTATGCCACAGTCGTACGTTGCACGAATATCCCTACAGAGTCGATTCTCTTTAACATCGATATCGAGGGACCCATTAACAAAGACAAAACTGCGGTTCTGCGCGTGTTCGCCAAGGTGTTCTACAACCACCTCGGCTTTTACGGCGAGGACTTGAAAATAGCGAAACTGGAACGTTTCGTAGACAAGCAAGGCAAGACAGAAGCCTTCCGCGCAGCGTTTGAGGAAGTCAACGGGGCACCATGGGTAGAAAACCGCGCCTCCTACGCATTTTTTGAGGACGACATTGTGTCCGTTCTGCAAAGCGTTCTTGGTATGAGCGAAACCGCTGCGCTTAACTGGTTCAACGGTGAAGAAAACGTGGATATGAGCATCAAGCAGCTTGTTGAGGAAATCAAGGAGTATGTCGATTCCAAGGGTAAAGATTTCCGGCTCCTGTTCTGCGTGGATGAGGTCGGCCAATATATCGGTGATGACGGCGACCTAATGATTAACCTCCAGTCGATTGTAGAAGAAGTCGGCAGCAAGTGCCGTGGCAAAGTCTGGGTGATGGTTACGAGCCAAGAAGCCATTGATTCGGTGGTCAAAATCAGTGGCGACGATTTTTCCAAGATTCAAGGACGTTTCAACACACGTCTGTCCCTGTCCTCCGCATCGGTGGATGAGGTTATCAAGAAGCGTATCCTTGAAAAAACTGAGGACGCGGACGCGCTCCTGCGTATGGTTTATGACAAGGAGCACGCCGTATTGAAGAACCTATTCACGTTCAACGATGCGGTGCTGGACATAAAAGGCTACGCCAACGGGGCGGAATTCTCCGCGACCTATCCGTTCGTACCATACCAGTTCATCATTATTCAGAAGGTACTAGCCGAAATCCGCAAGCACGGCAATTCCGGTAAACACCTATCGGGCGGTGAACGTTCGATGCTCTCCGGCTTCCAAGAGGCGGCACAGAAGGTACAGGGCAAAGACGAAAATGCCCTTGTGCCTTTCTCGCAGTTTTACGACACGGTGCATACCTTCCTTGAAAGCCCGATACGCCGCGTAATCGACCGCTGCCAGACCGCTGCCGATAAGCACGATGGCTTGGAACAGCGTGATGTGAGCGTTCTGAAATTACTCTATCTCGTTCGCTACATCGACGATATTAAGGCGAACATCGACAACATCGCTATCCTGATGGTGGACGACATCCGCACGGACAAGATAACCCTGCGCCGTGAAATCGCTGAGAGCCTTGAGCGTTTGGAACGCCAGAACTACGTCGCACGAAACGGCGACAACTACTCGTTCCTGACCGATGAGGAGCAGGATATTGCCATTGATATCCGCAATACTTCCGTGGACAGCGGGACTATCGTCCAGAGCATCGGGCAGACGATTTTCAGCGAGATTTACCCGTCAAAGAAATACAAATACAACAAATACGACTTCTCCTACGACCAGTACATCGACGAAACCATCGTCGGTGCGGCTACGGGTGGGGTTCGCTTACGTTTCGTGACTGTGGCGAGCGACTATTACAACGTACCCGAAGCACGGCTGATCATGGATTCGCAGGTCAACAACGAAGCTATTGTACTGCTGTCGAGCGAAGTTCAGTATTTTGAGGAACTCGAAACCGCCGCTAAGATTCGCAAATACATCAAGCAGAAGAACGTGTCCCAGTTACCAGAGAGCATTCAGGACATTATCCGCAAGCGTCAGGCACAAGCCCGCACGCTGGAAGAGAGCGCGAAGGCTCAGATTGACAAGGCTATCGTGGGCGGTGCATTCTTTATCTGCGGCGAGAAGATAGAAATCAAATACGGCGAAGCCAAGGGCAAGCTGGACGAAGCCTTGAAGCAACTTATCGAGAGCGTCTACTCCAAACTAAACCTTGTGAACACGTTCTATGAGAGTGATGCCGACATTCTTACCATTCTCAACGGCCAGCCGCAGCAGAGCGGTTTTGTTGGGATGGGCAGCAACAATGAGTTTGCTCTGAACGAAGTCAGCCAGTGGCTTGAGGAACGCCACATGAGCCACGTCCCCGTGTCTATGGGCGATGTGCAGAGGCGCTACCAGGCGATACCTTACGGTTGGCGAGAGATTGACATTGCCGCTCTTGTGGCACGGCTTATCGTGTCACAAAAGATTGAAATCCGCTATGGTGGAGCGGTCGTGGGCAAGGACGACAAGAATCTCGTCCGCTATTTGCGCGTGAAGTCCGAGATTGACAAGGCAAGCGTAAGTCGTAGAATCGCTCCGTCCGAGGACGATATGCGGAAAACGGTCAAATTCCTGCGCGACTGGCTCGGACAGATGAGCATCGCCGAGGACGAGGACGGTTTGCTGACCTTCGTCAAAGACACGTTGACTGCAAGGCTACAAAGGTATGAAAACCTGCTCACAGCAGAATACAGCCGTGACCGCTACCCGCAAAAGGAAGTGGTGATAAGTGCCCGCGATTTGATGCGTGACATTCTCTCACAGAAGAACGACAACGTAGCTCTCTTAAAACGTCTGCTTGCCAAGCAGGATGATCTGCTTGATAGCACGGAAGATATGGAAGAAATCGAAGCCTTCTTTAAGTCCCAACGGACTATCTTTGACGCAGCACGAAAACTTCAAAGCGATCTGCAAAACGAGCGGGACTACTTCGTTACCGACTCTGACACCAACGGTAAAATTAATGAGATTTCTGCTATCCTCGGTATGCCGAAGCCTTATGGAAGAATCAAAGATCTCTCCGATCTTATGCAGGGGATAAAGATTGCCTATGGCGTTCTTTTAGAGCAAAAGAAAGAGGAAGTTCGCGGTATTATCACCTTATGTATGGGTGATGTCCACACACTCGCAGGTGTTGGAAGCAAAGCAAACGACGAAGTAAAGAAGTCGGACGACCGCTTCTCCGAGTACAAGCAGAAAGTCACCGATGCCACAAGCCTTACCGTGCTTGACGCAATGATAACGCAATTACAGAACTATAAAGACCAAGTTTGCAAACGGGTGGAGTCCATGCTTCATGAAGACCCAGCGCCCCACGAAGCGGGGGCTGAAAAGCCGAAGCCGCAAAAAATCGTACAAGTTCGCCGCTACGACGTGTTCCCTGTTAAACGGCTAACCTCAAAAGACGACGTGGACGCCTATCTTGAAGGTATACGCAAGAAGCTTTACGACACATTGGAAGCAAACGATGGAATTCAGATAAATTAAGCGAGGGTGTGAATATGAACAAGAACGCCATTCAAAAATATGCAGTCTGGGCGCGGAATGAGTTGATCGAGCAGATCGAGCAACGTGCCTATCAATATGGCATTAACGATAAGGGCTACGGCGATGAGAACGCCACAGTTATCGCTGGACGTGTTCTGTCCGCAGACGAGAAACGGCAGCGTCATGATTTTGTTGTACAGATAAAAGAACACGGCTTTAGGCAAGCAGTTGAGGAAGTGGCGTACACTTGGTTCAACCGCTTTGTCGCCTTGCGCTATATGGAAGTCAATGACTATCTGCCAACCCATGTCCGTGTGTTCTCAGACGCGAGCGGCAGTTTCAACCCCGAAATTCTCAAAGATGTTCTGCATCTCGAATTAAAGGACTTGGACAGGGCGAAAGTGTCTGAACTACTGAACGCTAATCAGACGGAGGAACTCTACCGCTATCTCCTTCTGACGCAGTGCAACGCATTAAACGAGGCATTGCCGGAAATGTTCGAGCGGCTCGGTAGCTACACCGAAATGCTATTGCCAAACAACATTCTGAAGCCGGACAGTGTTCTTGGTCGACTTGTGACAGATATACCCGAAGAAGATTTCCGAGACGCGGTACAGATTATCGGTTGGATGTACCAGTATTACAACACCGAGCCGAAGCAGGCTGTGTTTGACGGCCTGAAGAAGAATGTCAAAATCACCAAAGAGAAAATCCCAGCTGCGACACAGCTTTTCACACCGGACTGGATTGTACGGTATATGGTTGAGAACTCTCTCGGACGGCTGTGGCTTGAAAATCACCCGAACGACACATTGAAAGCTAACTGGAAATATTATCTCGACGAAGCGGAACAAACGCCGGAAGTTGCAGAAAAACTGCGCGTTCTGCGGTCGCAGTCGCCTGTGAAGTCACCGGAGGACATCCGCCTGATCGACCCCTGCATGGGCAGCGGCCACATACTGGTGTATGCCTTTGACGTGCTGATGCAGATATACGAGAGTGAGGGCTACAATCCACGCGATGCCGCAAAATTAATACTTGAGAAAAACATCTACGGTCTGGACATCGACCGCAGGGCGTATCAGCTTGCGTATTTTTCGCTTATGATGAAAGCGAGGCAGTACAACCGACGTATTTTTACCGAGGGTATCAAGCCACAGGTATACCACCCCGCCGGATTCCCCGACGGTGAGGAATACGGCTCGCTCGCGAAAGTTGACGCACTCCCGCCGAAACCAGTCGAAAAGACTGGGCAGTTGAGCCTTGATGATACCTCGTACGATGTGCAGCTAAATACGTGGAATTTTAAGCGTCTATTGGCGCAGAAGTACGATGTTGTCGTCACCAACCCGCCATATATGGGCAGTAAAGGTATGAGTGCGAAGATGTCGGACTATGTAAATAGGAACTACCCAGATAGCAAGAGTGATCTTTTCGCCGTGTTTATTGAAAAGTGCGGCGAACTGCTGAAACTCACAGGCTATCAGGCAATGATTACGCAACATGCTTGGATGTTCCTTTCGAGCTATGAGAAACTGCGCGGCAAGCTATTACAGCGCGATATCGTGAATATGGCACACCTCGGCGCGAGGGCGTTTGAGGAAATTGGTGGCGAAGTTGTGCAAACGACCGCTTTTGTGCTGTCTAAACGCAATACCACCAACTTCGAGGCGACTTATGTACGCTTGGTGGACTACGGAAATCAACAAGCCAAGGAAGATGCCTTCGTAAACGGCAATGACCGATATGAGGCAAAGAAAGATAACTTTGCTTCTGTGCCCGGCAATCCGATTGCATATTGGATGGGTGATAACTTCTTTAAAGCATTTCAAGGTAATCTATTAGGCAAGACCTATGAAACTAAAAAAGGTATGTTCACAGGCGATAATGGCTATTTTCTGCGCCTATGGTTTGAAATAGCCGCTAATGAAGTAGGGTCAAACTATCTCTTTTACAACAAGGGCGGCGGTTACCAGAGGTGGTATGGAAATGATGAAACTGTTGTCAAATGGCATAACAACGGCTCTGAAATAAAAGCGTTCAAAGGCTCAGGCAACATTAATGAGTCGTACTTCTTCAAAGGCTGCCTTACTTGGAATCTGGTTAGTACAGCCCCGTTCTGTTGCCGAATCATCGGCAACGACCATGTGATGGGCGATGCGGGTCCCATTTGTTTGGCATATGACCAGAACGCGTATTATGCATTAGCGTATATGAACACGCGGGTTTGTAACTTCTTTATGAGCGTCCTAAATCCGACGATGAACTATCCGTCTGGGGTCGTTGCAAAATTACCGTATAAGATTGATAAGCCATCACTGGGTGCGATTATTTCGATGTCCAAAACATCAGTTGAATTAGCTTGTGCCGATTGGGACTCCTTTGAAACCTCTTGGGACTTCAAACGCCACCCGCTCATCAGCGGTGAGCGGACGGTTGCGGCGGCGTATGGAAAATGGGAGCGCGAGGCAGCAGAGCGATTCGACGCACTCAAAGCCAACGAAGAAGAGCTTAACCGCATATTCATCGGCATTTATGGCTTGCAGGACGAGCTCACGCCGGAGGTTGAGGATAAGGACGTGACCGTACGCCCTGCTGATTTGAAGCGTGATATTCGCAGCCTGATCAGCTATGCTGTAGGCTGTATGTTCGGGCGGTATTCGCTTGACGCCGAGGGGCTTGCCTTTGCGGGCGGCGACTGGGACGCGGGTAAATATAAGACGTTCATTCCTGACAAGGACAATATCCTCCCCATCTGCGACGACGAGTATTTCGACGACGACATTGTGGGCCGGTTTGTGAACTTCGTGCGCGTGGTCTACAGTGCGGAAACATTAGAGGAAAATTTGAAGTTCATCGCCGACGCGCTCGGCGGCAAGGGTACGCCGCGTGAGGTCATTCGGAACTATTTCCTGAACGACTTCTATGCCGACCATTGCAAGATCTACCAGAAACGCCCGATATACTGGCTGTTTGATAGTGGGAAAAAGAACGGCTTCAAAGCTCTTGTCTACCTGCATCGCTACTCGCGTGACCTGCTCGCCAAACTGCGGACGGATTACGTCCACGAGCAGCAGGAGCGTTACCGTACACAGCTGGCGCACATCGCCACTGCTCTGAACACCGCAACAGGCGCAGAACGGGCACGGCTCTTAAAACAGCAGGACAAGCTGACTGAGCAGCTGAAAGAAATCACTGCTTTTGAAGAGAAGGTACACCACCTCGCCGACCAAAACATTGGGATTGATCTTGACGACGGTGTGAAGAAGAATTACGAAATCTTCACCGACGTTCTGGCGAAGATATAGGAGGACACTATGCTGTCAGAAACGATAAAACTTAGGCTTAAGGAGCGGTTTGACGCGCCACTGCCGGAATTTTATAAACGCCGTATCGTCTTCTGGCACGACGAAGACGGTGAATTTGCGGATGCGATTGACGAACTTGATTTGTCTGGAGTGAGCGTTGTCAAACTTACCGGTACAAACAACTTCGCCGTCAAGAAATTGCTCTCGTCGGACGATCTTACGGGCGATTACCTTATCTACGACCCGCTGTCTTATGAGAAAGATCAGCATGACGACTGGCTGCTGGACATCAGGCTTTATAGCGAGGAGTTCCGAGCCGACCTTGTGTCGATGCAAATGGAGGAAATGCTCGTCGAGCCGTCATCCGCGATGCGAAAGACAATGAAACTGTACGCCAAATTCTTTAATAAAATAGACCGTAAGGAGAAGCTGCGCCGTATCGGGCGTACATACCAGACCCCGCTACAACTTCACATCGACATTATGGCGGTTCTGTGTGGCATAAACGGTGGCTCAGCACAGGATGTTATCGTCGCGGTGCTATCGGCAGGCTTAGAGAAAGAATGCAACGATGCGCTGATTAACATAGACAAGTTTGGCAACATCGAAGCGTTTTGGCAGCTTGTGCAGAAGTACACAGGCTATGTGAATGCGGAGGATAGACCGCTCGGTGAGCTGGCCGCACACATACTAATCACCGCTCTGTCGCAGACAGTACCCGCCTCCGCTCTGCGTGGCTTGGAACGATTTATTTCCGACCCATGTAAGGCGTATTGCTATCAACTTGTTCACGAGTGGCAGCGGGGAGACAGCAGCGACGGATTAATCGAGATTTGCCGCTATGTTGAACATGAGTTACGCCTTCCTGACCGGTTTGACAAGACGGAGATAAACATCCTCTTAAAAAGCGACGTTTTCCCCGCCATCAATGAAAGTATACTGAAACGCTTCTTTACCGAGATTAGCGAGAACGTCATAAAGGTGGAGGAGATCATCGGTGCGGTCGAAAACCGCCGTACCGCCGCCTGGTATGCTCTGACCGAAGACTACCTCGAAAGCCTTTATTATATCGCCAAGATGCAAGAGTTTTATCTTGAGCATATTGACGGATTCCATATCGTGGAACCAGCAAAGGTCTGGAAGCTATACACGACCGATGCTTACGAGATGGACGGCCATTACCGGCACTTCCATTTTAGTTTTGGTAATACACTGAAATCCCCGAACGCTCTCTTGGAGGACGCTTTAAAGAAGTGTTCCGATGTGGTAGAGGGTTTGTACCGTGAGTGGTTCTTGAAGCAACTCACCCTGACTTGGACTAAAGCCATAGCGGGCGATTTGGATTCGCTCGGATATGTTTCAGAGATAAATGAACAGCGCAGATTCTACAACCGTTATGTTTCGCCGAACATGAGCAAAAGTAACCGTGTGTTTGTGGTAATTTCTGATGCCTTGCGCTATGAGGTCGCCGCAGAGCTTTCCGAAGCCCTCAACCACAATACCAAGGGCAAGGCGACTCTTGAATCCATGCAAGCCGTGTTTCCAAGCATCACGAAATTTGGAATGGCAGCGCTCCTGCCCGGCAAAGAGGTGTCGGCAAACGATAAAATTGAAGTATTCGTGGACGGAAATCCGACCGCCAGCACCGCCCAGCGTGATGCTATACTAAACATCACTAACCCGGACAGCGTAGCCGTAACCTACCACGACTTGCTTCAAATGAAGCCGTCAGAGCAAAGTGCGCTTGTAGTCGGGAAGCAAGTCGTGTACATCTATCACAATACGATAGATGCACTCGGCGACAAGCCCGCCACTGAAATGAAGGTGTTTGAAGCATGTCAAACGGCCATTAATGAATTAAGCGGTATTGTAAAGTTAATACTTAATCGCTTAGGCACTAATATTTTTATAACCGCCGACCATGGCTTCCTGTACACCTATAAACCACTCGATGAGAGTCAAAAAATCAGCCGTCAGACCTTTGATGGCGAAGTATACGAACTGGGCAGACGTTACGCACTTACTGCTACAGATACAGCCGCCGACTACCTACTGCCCGTCAAGACGGAGAGGACGATTGGCGGAACTTCCATGAAAGGCTATGCACCGCAGGATACCGTTCGTATCAAGGTACAGGGTGGTGGTGAGAACTATGTCCACGGCGGCATCAGTTTGCAGGAAATGGTTGTGCCTGTCATCGTCTATAAAGGTATGCGGACAGACTACAAGAAGTATGTCGAGGTGCAGAATCCGGGGCTGTCGCTCATTTCCGAAAGCCACAAGGTTTCTAATCTGATGTTTTCGCTCGACTTCCTGCAAAAGCAGCCTGTGGGCGACAAGGTTCAGCCATGCAATTACACCCTGCACTTTACCAACGACGAGGGTGTTCCCGTCAGTGACTTCCAGACGGTCATCGCCGACAGGACGAGCGCAAACGCCTCCGACCGTGTGTTCCGCGTGAGGTTTACGCTGAAGCAGATGCAATACAACAAAACTAAATTATATCGCCTTGTCATTGCCAATGATACCGATGCTCCAGAAGAGGTCGAGTTCCGCATTGACATAGCGTTTGCCGATGATTTTGGCTTTGACCTGTAGCACAAGGAGGATTCCGCGATGGATTTAAAATCAACCCAATACACGCCGGAAACAGATGACACGAATGAAGTTATCTATCGGAAACTTCGTGAGCATTTCGACGGCAAGATCGTCCGCAAAGACCTGACCAAGGCTATCAAAGAAGGCGCGAATGTGCCTGTCTATGTCTTGGAGTTTTTGCTTGGCCAATATTGCTCCTCCGACGACCCGAACATCATCGAAAGCGGCGTTCAGAACGTTAAGCGAATTCTCTCCGAAAACTTCGTTCGACCCGATGAAGCGCAGAAGGTGTTGTCCGGCTTACGAGAGCGCGGTAGCTACACGGTCATCGATCGTCTAACTGTGAGCCTAAACATCAAACTTGACCGCTATGAAGCCGACTTCTCAAACCTCGGTATCCGCAACATCCCCATATCGTCGGACTATGTGTCGAAGTACGATCGCCTGCTATGCGGCGGCATTTGGTGTATTGTAGGGCTTGAATATGAGTACATCGAGGAAGACAAGAAGTCCACGCCAATCCGCATCGTGAAACTGACCCCGATTCAGATGCCGCACATCGACATGGACGAAATAAAGCAAGGCCGCCGCGCTTTTACCAAGGACGAGTGGATAACCGTTTTGCTCCGTTCCACAGGTATGGAGGCGGACCGCTTCACAGATCGCGAGAAGTGGCTACAACTCGCCAGGATGCTTCCGTTAATCGAGAATAACTTCAACCTTTGTGAACTGGGACCCCGTAGTACGGGCAAGTCGCATCTGTACAAGGAAATCTCGCCGAATAGCATCCTCGTGTCGGGCGGACAGACCACGGTAGCCAACCTTTTCTACAATATGTCGAGCAAGCAAGTTGGGCTTGTTGGGCTTTGGGACTGCGTGGCTTTCGATGAGGTAGCAGGCATAACCTTCAAGGACAAAGACGGCGTTCAAATAATGAAAGACTATATGGCTTCCGGCTCGTTTGCCAGAGGCAAGGAAGAAAAGGCGGCGTCGGCTTCAATGGCTTTCGTCGGTAACATCAACCAGAGCGTGGACGTGCTGCTGAAAACCTCGCACCTTTTTGATCCGTTTCCAGAAGCGATGGCGTATGATACGGCATTTCTCGACCGTATGCACTGTTATATCCCCGGTTGGGAAATCCCAAAGTACCGCCCCGAATCGTTCACCGACGGTTACGGTTTTATCACCGACTACCTCGCTGAATTTATGCGACAGATGCGGAAAGAACCGTTCGGTGACGTGTGCGACAAATACTTCCGGTTTGGCAGCAACCTGAATCAACGTGACGTTATAGCCGTCCGCAAGATAGTGTCCGGCTTTGCCAAATTGCTCTATCCAAACGGCGAGTTCACCAAAGATGAAATCGAAGAAATCCTAACTTTCGCCCTCGAAATGCGCCGCCGTGTTAAAGAGCAGCTTAAGAAAATTGGTGGCATGGAGTTCTATGATGTGAACTTCTCCTACATCGACAATGAGACTTTTGAGGAACGTTATGTTTCCGTGCCGGAGCAAGGTGGCGGCAAGATAATCCCAGAAGGAATGACTAATCCAGGCAATGTCTACACAATCTCACAGGGCAAGAGTGGCATGATAGGTGTGTACCGCCTTGAAACTCAGATGCTTCCCGGCAACGGCAAGTTTGATCGCACTGGGCTTGGCTCCGACCGTGACGCAAAGGAAGCCACAAACACCGCGTTCAACTACCTGAAAGCAAGCGGCAACCAGATAAGCGGTCAACTCAGCACAACTACAAAGGACTACATCATCAACTACCAAGACCTGAACGGCATAGGAATGACGAAGTACCTGACATTGCCGTCTGTTATTGCGCTCGCGTCATGTGCTCTCGGCAAGCCTACGCTTTCGAGCCTCGCTGTGCTGGGCGAAATAAGTATCAGCGGCACAATCCTCAAAGTCGAGGAGCTGGCGAGCGTCCTTCAAGTCTGCCTCGATGCCGGAGCGAAGAAGGTATTAATACCAATAACATCAGCCGCCGAACTTGGAACGGTTCCGTCAGACCTTATCGGCGCATTCAGCTTGATATTTTACAGTACACCGCAGGAAGCTGTATTTAAAGCTTTGGGTGTGGAATAGAAAAAACGCATATAATGAATTATAGAATAATTTTGGAAGGGAGGTCTTTTTATGGCGGCAAGAATAGACGCTAATATCAACAAGGAAACCATCTGCTTCATCTGTTCGCAGATAGGCGTTACAACCACCTTTCTCTCTCAAAGAACAGGGCTTGCCGAGGATAAAGTAGGCGCGTGGCTCGACGTTTCAAGTGATGCATATCCGACTTTGAATCAGGCAAAGAACCTCGCAAAAGTCCTAAAAGTTCCGTTTGCCGGTCTGTATATGCATAAAGACAACCTTCCGATAAAGCAGTTGCCTTCGCTACGCAACCTACGCACACTGCCGTATTCTTCTCCAGATGATAGTTCACTGAATCTAGCAGTGGTTGAGTTAATTCGTTATCACGATTTTTTAACATCGGCTGAGGCAGAATTGAAGATTGTAGCCCCAACGTTGACTTTGCCATCCATTCGTGAAACGGCAGATGTAGCTGAATACGCAAAAATAATACGTACTTATTTCGGGTTGGAACTGGATGTCCAGTTTAAGCTACAGTCCGCCCGACAGTTTTATTTGTATCTTCGACAGCAGATTGAAAGCAAGGGCATCTTCGTTCATTGCTTTACTGGGGTCGATGTTGAAATTGCTCGCGGCATCTCAATTTTCAATGAGTCCGCACCAATCATCGGAATTAACGATAACGACAGATATCCAGCTAAGACGTTTTCCATCATACATGAGTTAGTCCATATCTTAAAACGACAGTCTACGCTGTGTAATGAGATGTTCGCTTCTTTCTCTTCTCAGAATGAGGAAGTGTTTTGCAACGCAGTCGCCGGTGAAGTGCTTGTGCCGGTAGCTTCACTTAATGTTGTCCTAACCGCAAAGGAAATCATCAATTTCAGCTTGGACGACATTGAAGCAATCGCCAAAAAATACAGCGTTAGCAAAGAGGTCATCACTCGGAGACTATATGATACAAATCGGATTTCAAAAGATGAATACGACACCTACGCAAACGAAATCAGACAGAATTTCCTACAGGAGCGTGAGGCAGATAGACTTGCCCGTCAGGAAGGACGCGGGCAGACGATACCGAAAAACATGAGCAGAGAAGCTGTTGATAAAACCAGTACAGCTATATGCAGGGTTTTACTCATTGGCTACAGCGATGGTTACTTTAGCAAACAAGAGGTGTCCGGACTTCTCGGAATCAAAGAAAAGCACATACCTAAATTCTTGACGGAGGTGGCGAAATGGTGACACCAGCTTATGGAGAGCAATACACACTTATTCCGCCTCCATACCGCTACATAATCGACACTTGCTCGATTCTTTCTCAAAAATCGGACGAGCCTCACCGCCGTAGCGTGTACAGCACATTATGGCAGAATATCGACGAGATGGTAAAATTGAAAGCAATAGTCATCTGCTCGGAGATTAAGGACGAGGTTGAAGATGACGTGTTGAAATTATGGCTTCAACAGAACGGGTGTGAGGTTCTGGATGTGGATTCTATCATTCAGCAGAATGTAACCAAAATCGTAAATGAACATCCAGAGCTACTTAGTTTTTCAAATATGAAATCCTCTGGGGACGCATTCCTCATAGCAACCGCAATGAAATACCAGATTGCCGTGATAACTGAAGAGAATAAAACGTCGCCAAAGAAAATCCCTAAGATATGCGAGGCATACAATATTCCTTGCTACAATATGACTGAGTTAGCTGATAAAGAAGGATGGACATTTTAAAGCTACATATAACTAGAACTTCTCCACAGGTATGCAAAATATGAGCTTATCATTTTATCATTACTTTGACACAGCGGACAACGGGATATTAGCTCTTGTTCCCAAGAACGCACTGAACTATTAATATGCTGTCGACATGTTTCCGCGAACGGAAAATGCCAGCAAAAACCCTAATCGACCTATTCACTTGTACGGAAAATCAGCAAAACACATACCCGACATCAATCTGATGCTATCGTTCCAACCAGTGAGTGGAAAAATATGCGTGTGCACATTTTAATTATTCCAAGGTACCATGTGCATTTGGTATTAAAATTTGTCTCTACTTTCACTCCGAATGACAGGATACGAACCTGCTGTCCTTACTTATGGGTTTCTGAACCTTTTGGATGTCTATTTTTATGGGTACATTTTAAATTAAGCTGATAGTACCTTTTAATTTTGCCACACTTTTTAATTATTCCTCGGCTGCCGATTTTGCAGGGTAAGTAAACTCAGAATCAGCGGCTCACAGCGACAACCGAATAAACAGAAAAAAGGCTCCCGAAGCTCGCATCGAAAAGGTGCGGAACCTCGGAAGCCCTTGTTTTATGGCCTTTTTCGGCACTCATCTGCCGGAGAAGGCTTTTTCTGTTTGTATCAAAGACGGCATCTTTATAGACCCAGCTTGCGGTTCAGGCTCTTTGTTGCTCAAGGCAGCAAAGATTCTGGGCAAGGAGAATGTGCGGCAAGGCTTCTTTGGGCAAGAAATCAATCTGACCACCTACAACCTCTGCCGTATCAAC